GCTGGCCTTTCTGTCGGCGGCTGACCATCTAACGTAGGCCCAAAGGCTTCTCTTATTATTTCTTCAGGAGTACGTGCTGGGAAATTAACATTAACGTCTTCAATAGATCCAAGTATTCTAAATGGATCTCCAGTTTTACCTTGAATACCTTGGAAGCCTTGTAATCCTTGGCTTCCTTGTAATCCTTGCTGGCCGCCACCGCCTTGTATACCCTGCGTTCCTTGTATGCCTTGCATACCTTGGAAGCCTTGCATACCTTGCCCACCTTGAAGGCCCTGAATACCTTGCTCGCCTTGGATACCTTGAATACCGTCAAAACCTTGAATACCTTGGCGACCTTGAATACCCTGTGTACCAATACCAATAGCACCTTGTACACCTTGCTCTCCTTGAATTCCTTGGAACCCTTGCATACCCTGCATGCCCTGCATACCTTGGATGCCTTGTGTACCCTGCGTACCTTGTGTTCCGAGATTTCCTTGGACACCTTGCGAACCTTGCGCCGCTTGTGTACCTTGCATACCTTGTATGCCTTGGATAGCCGCCCCTTGTATCCCTTGAAAACCTTGAACGCCTCTTATTGGTCCAACATTTATCCAAACGCTACCGCCAGTATATGCCCACAAATCGTTTGAAGCTTCATCTATAACAGTCTCACCAACTCCTGCTGACGGAAATCCTGCGTTTAATAATGTATTTGGGTCGTTTGGCGGATTTGCGTTAACATCGCTTACTGCACCAATAATGTTTAAAGCGGGGCCAAACGCGCCTTGAAGTCCCTGATCTCCTTGGAGGCCTTGCTCTCCCATAAGACCTTGTACACCTTGAGTACCTTGAATACCTTGGAATCCTTGCATACCTTGTACGCCTTGGAGGCCCTGTTGCCCAACAGTACCTTGAAACCCAGCACCAGTAGTACCTTGAACTGCAATACCTTGTACACCTTGAACGCCCTGGTCGCCTTGTATACCTAGATATCCTTGTATACCTTGAAAGCCTTGGTTTCCTTGAGAACCTTGGGTTCCTTGAATACCTTGGTCGCCAGTATATCCTTGGATACCTTGTAGTCCTTGGTTACCATATCCAGCTCTACCTTGGACACCTTGTTCACCAGTAGTACCTTGGAATCCTTGAGATCCTAGACCCCCAGTACCTTGTACTCCTTGGTCTCCTTGAATGCCTTGGAATCCTTGTACTCCTTGGATGCCCTGCATACCTTGGACACCTTGATTTCCTTGAAGTCCCTGAATGCCTTGCATTCCTTGCATTCCTTGGTTTCCCTGAATGCCCTGTACACCTTGAAATCCTTGGATACCTTGGATACCTCGCCGGCCCTGTAAACCCTGGATACCTTCGCCGGTTTCTCCTTGTGTTCCTTGAAATCCGTCAAAACCACGGCCATCAGTACCTTGAAATCCTTGAGCGCCGCCAGTACCTTGAGTACCTTGCGCAGTTACTGCGCTAGTGGATCTAACCCATACATTCGTAGCGGCATTATAAGTAAATACAATAGAGCCAACAACATATGTATCGCCGTTAACTGGATTTGTTGGGAATGCCATTATTATGTACTCCTTGTCTGTGAAATAATTACCTGATTACTTTGAGTTGATAAGAAGTCGGGTATGAAGAAGAGATATGAGCCTGCTATAGTCACATCAATGATAGTATCATCTGTGTACGAAGAGCCTGAAGGTGTGCTGTTAATTGTTGACCGAAGGTCTAATGTGCCAGTACCAATACTGGTGATTATTAGCTGGTCACCCACTTGTACATCCGCAAAGGTTATAGATGAATCATGGCGAATACTGCCTGTTTGAACAGTCCTAGTGACACTGCTGGCGCCGCCTCCCCCTCCACCACCTGCCCCAATTACCTCAAGCCACGCGTTTCCATTCCATATTACTAAAGAACCAATGCCGCCACTTGAAGTATCAAACCAGGCGTCGCCAGTATTCTTTGTAGCAGGTTCTGTCCCTGAAACTGTTGTTTTATTGCCAGGAGAAATATCAACCCACGCGGATATATTTGCGTACCAAGTAAACGTTCTATTTGTTATCCCTGTATCCAACCACAATTCGCCGTCAGTCGGATTTGCGGGTGCAGTGTCAGAAATTGTTAAACCAAGAGAAAGTAACCCTCCGGAGAGAGCTGCAAAGTTGTCATCTAATTCGTCAAACGTTAAAGCGAAACCTTTATTGCGTCTTAGCGTTACAACAGCCATTATGTAGTTTCTCCTTCGTCACTGTAATACAGGCCGACGTAGGCTGCAAAAAGACCTACCGTTCCCGGTCCATATGGTTGATAACCTGGGTTTGGTACTACATAATCGTCGTTAACATACGAAAAGGCTATTTTGTCTTCATCAGTTATATCGTCAAAAACAAATTGAAAACAGAGTTCAATCAGGCGCTGTTTTTCAACAGGGTCTGTTTCTGCCGCAATTTGGGCAAGTAAATCTCTGTAATTTGGTTTAGTACTCATTAATCATCAACCTGCAAAAACTTTGCCAGATCCTGAACTGGCGGCGTTTGCAACCCAAGTACCATGACCCTCTGTAGTATCTAATTTTCTGTGCACGCCAATCCCTTGCGCAAAAACCTTTGTAGATGCGCCTACAGCTGGATCTCCACACGCGGTCTTGTCACCTTTTACGATTGCTTTGCGTGTTTCAACAAACACCTTGGATTGTTTTGTTGAATTGTATGGTGTTTGATGAAATGGGTTTGGTGTTGGAGATGCGTGGCCATAATGACGATCTATTCTATCTCTTACTATTGCTTTTCCACTCATAATATTAGCGCCTCTTTTACTTTTATTTATAAAGAGGCGCTAATCAGTATTTAAGCAGCTTCTAATATTTTTTCTTTTGCAATTATATATTCTTTTACAAGCCCGGAGCGAACAATATCGTCTACTCCAAAATTTATAACGTTAAAAGACGTGATTTGATTAAGAACTTTTAAAAAGTCGTGCAGTCCTGAATTATCAGCTCTATTTTTAGAAGTAGCTAAATCGTCCTGTGCTGTATCACCGCAGAATACAATTTTTGACGATTCACCAACCCGTGTAATAATAGTATCGAGTTCGTGATAATTCATGGATTGACATTCATCAACAATTATGATTGAGTTATCAAATGTAAGGCCTCTAATATTTGAAGAAGTTGTGAATTTAATCATTCCTTTCATTTTAAGTATTTGATAAGCGTCTTTTCTTTTAAATAAATCGTTAACTATGTCAACATAAGGAGCTTCAAATATTGCTTCCTTTTGTTCTAGTGTGCCGGGTACAAACCCCTGCTCGCGCGTCTGAACTGCAGATCTAACTATGACGACCTTTTCATACTCTCCTTTCTCTAGTACATCTTTGAGTGCTAAGTATGTAGCACACATTGTTTTTCCTGTACCTGCTGTTCCGATGGCTGCGAGATTGTATCCTTGTTTATAAGATTGAAATAAATCGCTTTGTGTTGGAGTTAATGGACTGATCTTTCGCATTGAAAACTTTTGGTTTAAAATACCAACTATATGATCCATTTCTCTTTCCTGTCTACGCTTTTCTCTTTTAGATAATCTACGCTGCTGTGTTGCCATGAAACCTCCTTACGAATTAGGAAAATATTTCATTTCCTATCGTATGTTTATTGTGTTATCTTTATGAACTTTTGCTTTTTGTAATACATCACGAAAATTATCATCAGGTCTACGGACACCAATGCGTACCGAGTCAACGATTCCCGGAAATCTCTTGAATATTTGTTTTATGGTGGGGTTTTCTATTAGATATGTCTCGCGTTCGGACATGCTCATAATCTTATCAAATTGTTCATTTGTTTCTTTGTTTTCAAAACTATAATGAGGCATTAAGTCTCCTTTAATAAATAAAAAAAAGGCGATCCATACAGAACCGCCTTAGCATAATATAACTAATCTGTATTACCTTTATTTATACAATAAGATCGTATATTTCTTTCCAATTTGCAACTTTTATTGCTTCACCAGCATAATTTTTATTATGACCATGTTCAATAAGCATCGAATTTAAACCAAGTTCTAAACCGAGGTCTGCGTTAGACTCTTTATCTTCGATCCATGCACAGCCGGTATCTTTATATGGTAGCAAGGCTTCATCCTTGTCTCCACCGCATTCTAGACAAATAACCTCTTCAAAAACTTTTTTACCAAAAATAGCTTCAAGGTTTTTCTTACGAAGTTTACCAGCATATTTGTCTGTTGACAGCGATGTAATGCAGTGGAAAACATAGCCGTGATCTTCGTGAAGTTTGCGTACGTATTTAACAGCATCACGGAATGGAGTTAGCCATCCAATTGCTGCCGATGTATTAAAATATTCACACATTTGTTTTGCTTCAGAATAAGGCATATTAAATACTTTACCCATATCATATTCATCGTACGAAAGCGGAGTATGACCCCGTGCTTCCATCCATTTATAAAAGGAATATTGCCAATCAAGCAATACACCGTCGCAATCTACGAGGATTAGTTTTTCATTCAATTTCATATTATATTCTTTCTTAACTTATGCCGCGAACCGGGCTTGAACACCACGTTCGTCGGTCTTATACATTTTTCCACGAGACTCATATACGAATGAGTATTTTTGAGCACGCGTTTTATACTCTACAAGTTTATCTCCTGCTTTATTGACTGTTACTAGACCAAGACGATCAACTTCCATTTGAAGAATTCTGTCAGTCATAGTAACTGCACCTTTTACTTTTACTTGGATTTTAATATTGACTTCAGCATCTGAGAAACTCATGTTTCCTACCGTGATATCCAAATTAGTTTTAACACCATATGACTCAAGCAATGCTTGCATTTCAGTACGAAGGTTGCGAAGTGTTGGTTTGTCGAATTTTGTGATTGTCTTTGTCATTGTGTTATTCCTTTTCCATTTGATATATACAATCTATCTGATTCTAAAGAGAATGTCAATAGTTAATTTGATTTAATTTCAAATTTATGCCATTTCTTTCAAATTAAGTTCAACTTCTTCCATTAGCAATTTTTTATTACCGTTAGCTGCAGCATAAAACCACGCGCCGCCGTCAAAAAGATAAAGATAATCCGCCATGGAAAATTCTCGACCTTCGGCTAAAAAATCTTCGATAGAGCTATATGTTATTGGATCTTGATTTGAGTGAACTGACTCATCTAAGGATGTTTGTAGATCTTTTTTCAAACTCGAGATATAACCAGCATTCGCAACAGCTTTTGCCTTTTCAGGAGTGTTATATGAATCAAAAAGAAGACGGCCGTTATATGCAAGATAACCATCGTAATGGCAATACGTTGCTGTAACTGTGCCGTCTTCGTTATAGTTTGCGATCATTGATGAAGTACCCATAAGACTGATTCCTTTTGTTTTACCCTATAGAATCAATATACACTAGTACTACTCAAATGTCAATAGTTAATATGAAAAAGAATTATGGTTTTTCGTTTTCATCAAAAATAGAAGATCTTTCCTGCGCTTTTTTACGACGTTGGTTTTGGATGTTCATTTTTTGCTTTTTGCGTTCGTGATCTTCGTTATCATCATCCCATTCATCGTAATCTTCTCTAAATTTTTTAAACGACTTAGCCATTTTCTTTCTCTTTTACTTCTGTTGAAATTAGGTCTGGGAATGCTTCAATCACTGTTGCTTTTGGCAATCCTTTAATAGGTTTTTGTGCAATCATATTACATAGGAGATCTGCGTCTCTATCGTCAATGTCTTGTAATAGACTAATAAAAAGATTTTCTCTTTTTGCTTGGTTTAGGTTATCATAACCACCACCTTTGATGAAAATACGCAAACGCCGAGCTTCTTTGAATAGCATTCCTTCAACGTCAAAATACCCATTCTTTTTCCAAGGGGGTGGAACGTTAGGAATTAGAAATTCAACACCTTTATCATACGTGTTTTTAAGAATTGTTCGTAGGGGAGCGGTATCGTTTTGTTGAAGCCATGCTACCTTTTCCTCTTTTGAGTTAAGTTCACATGCTTTATTAATAATTTCAGATAATGATAGTAACATTAAAAATCCTGTATGTCCGTGATTAAGTTTTTCAATTTCTTTTGTACGAAATAGTTAAATAGTTTAGATCTTCCAAATTCTTTTTTAATAGTGTATTCAGAAAGAATTATATCTTGATATTTTTGAGGAACTTGACAAAGATCAATCATAAGAGTATTGCGGTCAAAACGGGCCTTTGTTTGAGAATCCATCGAATCAGGATTTTCAGTAAAGTTTGCAATTCTTTTTGCTGTCATCGGCTTTTGGCGTTCGCCAACTACTATACAATTATCAGCAGAAAGAATGTTTGGCACTCCGTCCCCGACGTCTCCTTTTAATATGTGTTCTCGTAAATATTTATCAGGATCAGAATTTTGGATCCATTTTTTACGAACAGGATCGTATTGTTTTACATTTGCGTATTTGTGCAATTGTTTAAAATCGTGGTCGCCAGACAGAACAAGAAATTGTTCAGCGCCAATATTTAGTTCAGTACCATATTTATGTAGTACTGTTCCAATTACGTCATCTGCTTCGCAATGGTCGATGTGAATTACTTTATAAGGAAAGTACTCTTTTAGTTCAGAGCGAATATTGTTTATGATACTAAACAAATGGTTCCAATCCAATTCAGATTCATCACGAGTTTTTTTACGTGCTGCTTTGTAGTATGGATATGACTCACGCCGCCATGATTTTTGGCCGTCAGCGCAAATTACAATTTCGCCAAATTCTTCGTGGAACTTTTTTCGATTTGATCGAATAGAGTTGAGGAACATGTGACGTAAAAGGTTTTCGTCAACATCAATGTTGTGGTGGTTTCCAATGCTAGCGAATAAGGATGCTAGCATTACTTGGTTAAAGTCAATTAAAATAGCCATGTTATATTGTTTCTTTCATATCTGTGTGTTACAGATCTATATTAATCTAAAAGATCATTAATGTCAATAGATTCTTCATTGATATCTTCTTCAATAACAAAATCTTTTGCAAAATCTTGTAGTGTATGATGAATTTCGTTAGTTTGTAGGTGTAGTGATTTGATTGCTTCCAACAAAAGTATAATTGAAGGAAAATACTCTTCCATGTTATCATCAAATTTACACCCGGACCTTACCATTTCGATAAGAACTAGATTCCACATTTGTTCAGCAACATCTGTTGAAAAGCTGGTTCTGTAGTCAGCTAGCTTTTCTGCTAATTCATCAGCGGATTGCGGTGGAGTATCTAATTTCATTTTCGGAAAGGTAATAAGTTCACCCATTTTATAAATGCCTCAATAAGTTATTCCAAGAGTTAGTAAAATTATTTATACTATTTTTAGGAAGGGCAAATCGCTCAGACGAAGTCATATTATTAAACAAATTTGGTTCAATCTTTTGAGCTTCTAATAAATTTTTAACTACGGAAAAAGCCATATTCGCGTTATCATTTGCAATTTCAGTATATTCGTACATCACAGTTGCATCGACAGCAGTTTCTTGAAGAGCACCGTAACTAGGATGAATTACTAGAACCCCAGAGCGGATGGCCTCTATCATAGCAATGCATGACGTTTCTTGCCAAATAGATGGAAATAAAAATATATGGCTTTTCTTCAACGCATCAAGAATAACATTGTTATTAACAGAGCCATGATATGTCATATGACTATGATTTTTAATTTTATTGAAAAGTTCTTTAAAAGGTTTATCTCTTTGCTTCCAACCGTATATTGAAAAAGAAGAATACACGTCTAAATGAATATTGTCATATTGTTTTGATAACGCGTCAACAATTGGATATACAAGTTCGAGGCCTCTATGTGGAGTCGTGTGATATATTAAACGAATTTGGCCTGTTTGCTTTTCAATCGGCGAATATTCTAATTCAATAGCGTTTTGAATAACTGTACATTTAGAGTAGGGAATTCCATAGATTAAAATATATTGATCTCTTTGCCAATATGAAACGAACACAAAATGATCGAATTTTTCCCAGCCATTGTCTTTAAGAATTTTGTTCTCAGGATCTAAAGCAAGATCGTGACAATAAAAAAT